GTATGTCTTATATTCATTGTAGCCGGAATCTTATCACCTACAATCTCAATGCGATGATAAAACTTACGCTTAGTAGTTCCACTATCCATAATAGAAGTTACTGCTCTATAGTAGATTGGAGCACCATTATCATTGTAATATGTGTCAGACATTGTGTACAGCGTACCATTGTCATCATCTAGCAAGAAGTATGTCTCACCAACACCAGCAAAGTAACTAGGTCGGAAATATTGTTCTGCATATATGCCGTTAACGCCGGAATCACTATCACCAATAGCCCACATAGTCCACTGATACCATTGCTTCTCATTAAGATCATACACAAGTGTTTGATTAAGATCTGCTAATGTGAGTATGTAAAAGGTATGACCATTAATTCGTAATGGATATGCAATCACATCTGTAAGAGTACTATTGTTTAGAATACGATCAATGAATGGTGTTGATATCTTTGATGGTGATACACCCATGATAGAGTATACCGAGGGTCCTTGTTCCTTTGCAGTGCCAAGCCAGACTGTTGTTTGTTCAAACGAACAGATAGAATCTCCGTTAGCACACCCTAATTCAATGTGATATGGTGTGGCAATAGCTAGGGGGGAACCTGGGTATGAGCCAGTATCATAGTAGAAGTCTGTTGACCACTGACCAAATGCTAGTACATAGTTAAGATGTTTAACAATACCAACTAACCCATCTGGTTCTGCTTCTGCAGTTATATAATTAAGTGCATTCCATATTGTTGGGTTATTCGGTTCAGATGTATATATCTCACCATTAGTCCCACCAATAACAGTATAAGTATCTAAGTAAACAGCACCTGTAGCATAAGGGCCAGCAGGGAATCCGTTTAACAAAGCTGTTACATAGGCACCTGATCCAACTGTACCTTGAGCACTTACCCATTTAACAGTTGCTGTTCCATCGGATCCAGTACCACTTGTAAATGTAGGAGCAGTAGATCCTGTTGTACCAGCAACAGTAACAGTATATAAATTAGTTCCGGTCCAATAAGTATAATCAACTGCTACAGGAGTTGAGGCCACCCAAGCCGGTGAGTTTGCGGTTAACCATTGTGCTGTAGCACTACCATCAGCCTGTGGTGTGGGTCCTGTAAACGTTGGTGCAGTTGTTCCAGTAATTCCAGAAATTGTTACAGTATATAAATCAGTACCAGTCCAATACACATCTCCCGCAGCTACAGTTAAACCAGCTGACCAAGCAGTACCTGCTGAATCACCTATAGTTACAACTAATGTATCGCTTGATGTATAACCACTTCCTGGATTAGTAACAGTAACACCAGTAACAATACCACTTGTAGACTGTACAGTACCTATAGCAGTTGTTCCACCACCAGATGGGGCTGAGAATGTTACTATTGGATTAGCATAATGAGTACCACCAGTAATAACAGTAGTTACAGTAATACCATCATCAACGACCTTAGCAAAGACGCCTGTAGCTGGATTGTATGTGTAACCATTTACTTGATTCTGTACAAACAAGTATGTGTTGTTAAGTGTGCTATTAAAATAACACTGCTGTACTATACCACCTATAGTACCAGTCATAGTACCAATAGTAGTTACAGCATAAGTTGTAGGATTAATCTTATATAGAACGTTATTCACAGCAGCAAATAACGAACCATTAAAGTTATATAATCCTTGTCCCTGTGCATTGGCAAGTGTTGCACCGGTATCTTTTATACCTGGGCGTTTAATAAACTCTCGCTTCTGTCCAACAGTCTCAAAGTAACCATTGACACATTTAGAATCCTTTGCCAAGGTACCATCACGAGTCTCTATTGGTTGTGTTAAAGGTAGTCTTGCAATTGGCATAGTATCCTATTATGGTAGGTTGTTAGAAGAGGGTCTTCCCATTCTCATGTCAGGTTGGAAGAATGTAGAGTAAGTTTCAACGTCCCATCCCTCTAATTCTTCTTTGTAAATCTTAGCACGCAAAGCAATCTCTTGACGATGATTACCTGGAACACTATATTCAATAGCTAGTTGGTCAGCAAGGTTCCATACCAATACATTCATCCACTCAGTGGGAAAGTCTGGAATAGCTTGTGCTGTCATAATATCAGCCATCGGTTGTTGCACAATAAAGTGTAACTGTTGATTAAACTGTGTATATGAATCTGGTGTAACGTACATGTATACATTACTTGTAGTATTACGTACATCCATGTATAAGGAGTTAGGTGTTCCAGTACTAAACTTTGAACCTAACATATTGTATTCTTGTTTGCTTAGCAACTGAATCTGTACATCATCTGTAGATGGTGTTACAGTTACATTACGTAACCAAGCTTGTATTACTTTAAGTGGTTTATCTGTATTCAGATCTACCGTACCGGTACTAGCTGGGCCAATAACATACTCAGTCTGTCCAGCAACAAGTGGTAATACTAACTCATTAACTTTCCATAACTTTAAACCAGATGTTGCCATCTGTTTAATAAATAAGTTAAGAGCTAGTGATGCATTAGATACTGTAGCTGCATCAGGAGTGTCACCAAGTTCCAATACACCAAGCTTGCGTAATGCTAACTGGATAATCTGATCACGGCTTACTGTAAAGGTTGTAGACATTTAGCCTCCAAATAATAGTTTAATTGCACGATCAAGTCCAAGGGACTGGGTTACTACTACAGCCAGAGCACCTATGGCAATATATTTAATCTGTGCTAGATTCTTTTCTATACTTGCCATGGCTTTTGACAGATCAGTAGCAGACCTGCGAAGCTCTTTAATATCATCTTCATGGTTGTCTGCTTTAATCTCAAGGCGTACTACTCTGGTTTCTATTTGGTCGGACATAGGATTATTCTTGTGGTAAAGTTGGTTCTTCAGGAGGCGTAATCAACGCAGCCTGTTGTTGTAGTTTTGCATAAATTGGAGCAGCACCTGACTCAATAGGTAAGCGACCAATAGTTGCAATAATAAACGCTGCTTCGTTATCTTCTAATGTAAATGTCTTCATTAATTATTCCAAGGTAAAGGTGGAGTTACAATAGGTGGGTTAACTAGAGTAGCTATCTGATTATCCAATGAAGTTTGTATAGATGCTACTTGTTCAGCACCCATAGCAGATTGCACCCATTGTATCACAGTTTCTTGTGTAAGTCCAGCATAAGGCGTAAAAGGTGTTCCTGCTGTATATGTTAATGGCTGTGCTCCATAAACAGTTGCGTTATGTGTACCATCTGTTCCATTGACTCTCCAATGAACACAGAACACAACATTAGTCTGCCCATCCTGAGATGGAATGCAATCTAAAGCATCAACTAGCCAAGTATATGTATTCATAATTAGCACTTATAAAGATTGCTTAAATTACCATCGCCAGTAGCCATCATAGCTTGGTCTGCTAAATATACTTCATACAAAGTAAATGTATTTCCAGCAGCAGGAGAGCCATTGTAAATTTCTAATGTAGTGTAAGCATTAGTATCAAATGATTGGTCCATTTTAATATAAGTGCTTATTACTCCACTTGTACTTGGTAATGAACCTAAAGGCAACAAAGTTCCAGAACCAAAAACACCATTAGATAATCTTACATTAAATGCTACGTTAGATGAATAAACAATTACAAGATATAAAGGGGCATTTAATTGCCATTCAGATGTATTAACTAATGGTGTACTAAATTCAACTACGGCAGGTGTGCTTCCTGTAATAGAAGATACTGTAAGAGTTTTTCCTATGGGATTTGAAGGAGTTGAAGATGTAACAGTTGCATTTGCATTATAACTAGCAACAGTATAATTTTTTCCGTAACGAGTTGCAAATACAGTAGCAGCAGGGCCGTAATCTAAAAAATCACCAGTAATTGCAATAGTTCCACCAAAACCTTGTGCATCTGCATTATCAAAGAATTTAATTTTTCCAGTACCAGTTCCACGAACCATTCCTACAGGCCCTAAAGCTCCTTGGTTAGATATAATGCCTGATTGAACTTGAATTTTTCCAGCATTAACACTAAATCCATATGAAGCAGTTGTATATCCAAATAAATAAAAACCGCCTTGTATTAATACATTTCCGTTGTTTAATGTAAATACTGGGCCGCTTACATTTTCACCAATGTAACAAGTATCAAATGTTGCACTTGAGCCATTAAATGTTATACCTGCTCCAGTTCCAAACTCAACATCACAAGCTGAAAATAATAAAGCATAATTTTGAGAGTCTACTCCACCCTTATCCACAAAAATACCTGTACCATTAAAATTTTGTATATTGCATCTATTCCAATGAGTATTATGGTTTGTTCCAGCTAAATAAAGACCATTACCACAATTTGAAATTCCTACGTTTTCTCTAAGATTAATATATGTATTAATTTCATACATGCCGTTTGTGCAATTTATAATAAATACATTTTTGACTAAGGAATGATGTCTATATTGAACATATATACCATTAGTTGTTGTATTGTTCCCATCAATTTGTAAATCTTGAATTGTAAAAGGGCTTAATGTAATATCTGTTGTATCAAATATATTAAACACAGAAATTAAAGTAGCATTAGCTTTAATAATTGTATTTGTTTGCCCTGCACCAATAATTGTTACATATTTACCAATTAAGCTAATTGCAGTATTTATAAGAAAAGTTCCTGCTGGAAGTGTAACTATTCCAGATGTTGTTGAAGCAGCGTTAATTGCATTTTGAATTGCCAAAGAGCTATCAGAAGTTCCTGTAGGGTCTGCACCAAAATCTATAACTGAAATAGTTTCACCAAGTTTTGTTCTAATAGGAATATTAACAGAGCCTGTAGAGCCTTGGTCATATTTTGGAATTAATGTTGTCATAATTTAACCTTAAAAAAGTCGTATTGCTGTATAAGCACAGTTGCCTTGCGTACCACCAGATACTTGGGTTATTTGAACTGCTAAACCACTTAAAGTAGTATTACAATTGTTTGCAAAAAGCATATTAGCCATAAATATTTTCTACAAAAATAAATTCAACTACATCTCCAACATTTAAACCAGAAATAAAAGTAACAACAGACGAAGATGTTTCTGTATAATTTAAGCCATTAATTTGTTTACTTCCGTTTACATAAACAGATAAAGCATTATAACCTACTAAATATGTAAAAGAACCTATATTAAATATTGTTTGATTTGCAGAAGCTGTTTGATATTCTTGAAATACTGTAACAGTGTCTCTACTAGCAGCAAATAAATTTAAACTACCAGCAGTAATCCGTAATTCAACATTATCACTAATATTAAAAATTTGTGGCTGTGTTCCTTCTTGACCACGAACAACAGTTAATATATCTCCCACACGTGCTGTACATTGTACTATTTCAGCTACTTCAGGATTATTAATTTGAATTAATGTTAACATAAAGTAGTTACCACCAGTAGGTGATGGGAAGTAATTACCTGTTCCTGCAGTAATCTGTAATACTGTGTCAGTAGGTGTAATAGCCTTGGCTAAAGCAGTAGCAGCATTATTGGTAAATAGAGGTTTTGTTGTCATGGAGTTATCCTAACGTAAACGTGTTAACTGGGTATCCGTTAACCAGTTTATTAATGGAATATGTTCTTATGTATTGATTTTGTGGTTCTGGTCTTGTCCATGGAGGTGCTTGGTAGTCTGCAACACCTCGTACAAAATCCTGTGGTTGTCTTGGTTCCCAGCAGCGTTCATCAACCATAAAACCATCCCAGCGTTGACGAAGCTCTGTATTCTTAACTACACGACCACACGACTCACAAAGACATTTCCAAAGACCTCTGACATAGTTTGATTGATAACTCATAGGTTATACCAGATTAGAAGCGTAGACTGGGAGATCACCAACACCTACATAGGTATTAGTTAATGAAGTAGTAATCGTCATTTCTAGACGATAAGTTACTTCAGTTAGTCCACCAATAATTCTCTGAGACGCTGTCTTATTAGCAATAATAGGAGTAGCCTGAAGGATTGCTGATGGGTTAGGGTCTACACCGTCCATAACAATAACGGAACAATCTGCCGTTAGAATAGTCTCATTAGGTGCAAGAACTTGAGTAAAATCAAAAGTGAATAATTCACTCTCAGTAGTAATCTTGTAAGAAAATGACTCAGCCATTAAAGTTTCCGATATAACATTATAACACGATTTTTAACAAAAATCAAAGTCTTTTCAGCCTTGTCGACTAAAATATCTCTGTCTTTAATTACCATTATCATAAGCTTCTTAGGCCCAACAATAAAAGTAAACTTAGCTACTGCTCCGAACTTCTCTATGATTGCAGGGAAAAGCAACAATATTGCTGTGCTTGTAACCTTTAAAAGCTTTTCAATTAGTCTTCCTAAACTAGCTGTATTAGATACTACAACTTGTATAATCTTACCAAATGATTTATTAATTATACTAGTAGAAGATACTGCAACCTGTAAAATCTTATAAAAGAAGAAATGTTTAATAATACTAACTGTAGAGCTAACTGTAGCTTTAATTATTTTACCTATAGCTCTAGAAGTGCTAACTGCTGCTGTGGAGAGCACTGCAAGAGTTCTAGGAATACTCTTAAACAAACTAGGTAAGCCAGTTACTGCTATATTCTTAGTTACTGCTATAGCTTTCTTTAGCGATACTACAGTTACTTCAGTTACAGAAAGAAGTACTAAATGAAAAGAACTTTCAGTTAAAACTACTACAGCTATCTCAGTAATAGTAGACATTATCTTACTAATAGCTCGTTGTATAGAAACAACAGAACTAGAAGTGACTGCTAACAGTTTACCAGGTATTTTAGTTAAGCTAACTGTTGCTGTAGACGCTAAACTTATTACCTTAGCAAGTCCTTTGGTTAAAGACGCTGTACTGGTCGCTGTAACAGCCAATAGTTTAAAGAAAAATAAGTTTCTAACTATAGATACTGTGCTTGTAACTGTTCTTGTAATTACTTTTAAGAAAGACGCAGCTTTTGCTATAGTTATTGTACTTGTTACTAACTGGCTAATAGTCTTAG